AGTAGTTTTAGACATAGCTTTCTTACCAGCTTTTTTAAGCTTCTGACCACTAACTCTGATCTTAGATTTAAAAGATCCTAATTTAGAATAAGGTACTAGATCTTTATTTTTTGCCATTTTTCTTTTTCTTTTTCATTTTAGATTTTATAATCTTTTCTTGAAGTGCTTTTGGTAAAGTTTTTTGTTTTGCAGTAAGCATACCTTTACCCATCATTTTGCCTTTCATTAGTAACCTTTCTTATATTTTACTTTTTTACCTTTTTTCTTTGCAGCTTTCTTTGCAGCCATTTTACCCTTTTTTGTGTATGGGTATTTTTTACCATTTACCATCGGCATATTATACGTATCCTTTCTTCTTAAGCTCTTTTTTTAATCTAGCATGTGTACCATCATTTTTATGTTTTTGATGTTGACTAAAAACAGCTGCAGTTGCTGCTCCACCAGCTCCTGCTGCATATTTTAATTTATGTTTTTTTACATGTTTATTTATTTTTTTGCCAAACTTTTCTAAAGATGGTCTCATTGCTTTACCTTTAGATTCTATTTTAGCACCTAATGTTCTCATTGCGTCTTTTGCATCACCCATATATTTTTTAGTATATGTTTTTGCAAGAAAAGCATAAGTTTTCATTCTCATCCTCTTAATAGTCCTCTCATTGCTGCATCTCTCGTGGTAGGCATAGGCATTCTATTTGGTCTTTGGCCCATTGCTGCCATTTGAGGTGTCGGTTGTTGTAATAATCCTTGTTGTCTTGCCATCTCAGGCATCATTCTAGCTCTCATAATAAGACCTAGTTGCTGACCTTCTTCTGGAGAAAGTCGCATTAATTCGTCTGCAAGTTTTTCTAATCTATTTTTAGCCATTAGCAATTCCACTTTCTTAATGATTTGTTTATTCTACTATTTGGATCTCTAGCTGTTTTAGCTGATGTTAGCTTACGTTTCATGCCTTTCATTCTAGCACAAAAACTAGCTCTACGTTTTGCAGCTTTTGATCCTTTTTTTAGTTTCGATGGTTTAGTAGTTACTGCCATCTTTAATTTTGAACCAGGATTTGCTTTTCTGTAAGAGGCTACACCTTTTCTATTCAAACCCCCTGATTTGGATTTGCCTTCTTTTCTCTGCCATGCAGGTGTTTTAGCCATTTTTTCTTTTCCTTCCAGATGCAGTTACAGACCATTTAACTTTCTTTGGCCCTGTTTTTTTACGAGCTTCTGATTTACTTATTCTACCAGCAACAGCTTTTGGACGACACGCAGGATATGGTCGAGTTTTTTTCTCTTTACCAGATCTACCACACTTTTTGCCTGTTTTGACATCTCGCCAATCTTCAGCAAACCACTTTCGTAGTCCACCTTTTGCCATTAGTATTTGCCACCACGTTTTTTATACGTTTTTACAAGCCATGCAGACGCATATGCTGATGGCCACGTTTTAAATTTACGTTTAGCTTCAGATTTTACTCTATTGTATAGTGCTTTGTTCTTTGGTGTTGCCATTATATGTTGTAAAAGTAATCTTTAATTTTAGCAGTTTTTCTAAATTTAGGATCTTTTAGATTTTTACTTAGTTTTTTTGCTTTTTCAAGTTTCTTTTTAGGGTTTAATTTAAACATTGGCATCATCAAACCCATGCCTAGTGGATATTTCTTCATCTTCCTTGCCTATTGTATTTTTTAAAGCTACGTTTTTCGGATTTGTTCATGCTTTTTTTGTGTATCCTAATCCTTTTCTTTGGTTTTGGTCTAGGTACGAAGTGAACAAACTTCTGTTTAGCCATTAGTCGTCATCAAATATGTCAAAAGCTACTGCTCCACCGATTGCTGAAGCTGTTTTTGGATATTTTTTAACTAATTTCTTAGATTTGATATATCCTGCTTGTGATTTTTGTCCGACTCCTGAAATAACCTTACTAGTTTTAGTAAAGCCTTTCTTTCCTGCGAAATCTGCTGCCATTTTAGTTCCTTTGCCCATTTTTGCTTTACCTGAATAAAGCATTCTAAGCATTTTCATTCCAGCAGATCCTGCCATAAATGGTATTGCCATGTTATTTACCTCTTTTGTTGTTAATAAACCCCCCTAATGGAGAATATCTGTATAAAACCCCCCTATTTGCACATACGACATACATGTCGATGTTGCAGGGGTAAGTTTAAAACCCTGTCAATTGCTGTCGCAATTGTCTTTTTTGTCGTTATTGTCAGCTTCGCTGTCTTTTATTTGTTGTGTCGATTTATTGCTGTTGCTTGTAGCAACAATAAATCGATGTTGTTTATATGAATACATTGGTAGTCAATTAACTCTGGGCGAAATCCATTGATTAATTGATTGCCGATGTTGATTTAACCTGTTGATATTACTGTAATACTTGATTGCTGTGATTCAACAAGACTAACAAATAAGTGCTATATTCAGATCAACTGAGAAGCACAGAAAGGATATAATATGTTAAGTACTATAGTAATGAGTCTATTAGCTATATGGTTGGTGTTAATGATAACTGGATACATTGTAGGTGGTTTATTCTCTTACAAAATGTGGAAATCCATAACTAATGACGAAAATAATAAGTAATGCAATATACATTGGACTAGTGTTCAGTGTATTAATAATAGTATAGGAGATGATATGAAATACAATATACACGCAGAAATAGAAAGGGATGAGGAGCTACAGTATAAGTTCCCATTCCCAGATGATGTTGAGATATGTGTAAGCAATGTCAATCCAATGGATAAAATATATCCAAAGTTCATTGTATCTGCGAAAAATAAACTTTGTCAGAAAGGAGACAATAATGACGAAAGACAGTAAATACGTACCATATAGTGAGTCAAAGACTAGGGAAGAAAGAATAGCTTATGTAAAAGCTAATCCTGATAAGTATCTACCATATGCTGAATGGAAAGCTAAACAAGATGCTAAAAAGAAGTTTATGGATGATATGTTTCAAAAGTTTATGGACTCACAGAAATAATAATATTGGCTAATGCCTGGTCGCTTGGGCTAGGCATTGCCTACAACTAAAAGGAGAATGATATGGGATTAGATATGTACCTACATAAAAGACAATCAGAAGAAATAGGATATTGGAGAAAACATAATAGATTACATGGTTTCTTTGAAGAAATGTGGAGAGAAAGACATCCAGATGCACAAGATGATTTTAATTGTGTTGATATGCTATTGACAAAGAGTGATCTTGATAGAGTAATAGAAGCAATTGAAAACAAGTTGTTACCTAAAACTTCAGGTTTTTTCTTTGGTGAAGACAGTTATGATTATTATGATGATGAAATGAAACAAACTGATCTTGAGATAATTAAAGAAGCTAAAAAAGCTATAGATGATGGATATGATATTGTTTATAGTTGTTGGTGGTAAGGAGTAATATGAATAAAAAACAAATCAAAGAACACT